TATAAATAAACACTATCTTCTGTATGAACAGCTCCTGTCATTAATCTACCATCAGCGTCTTTATGTGTAGGACCTTCGTACAATTTACCATCTTCTGTATAATGTGGTACACCTACTTCAAATCCTTCTTTTGTAAATATGAATGATGGATGTTCATCAACCGTTGTTTTAGGTTGAGGGTATCCTAATACGTTTATATCCAATCCTGTGTCCACTCTTCCCTTTCTATCAGATGATTTGATGTTTATATCAGTTCCTCTTCTATAAGTGATTTTAGACCACAAATGACGACAATTATATCCACCTCTCCATACCATTGCTGGTGAACCCTCATCGTTGGTAATATTCTCAATATCTTCAATACGAAATACCCAATTCTTTACCACAAGGTCTCTACAAAAATCTCTTGTTGTTTCTTTGATAGGAGAACCTGGTGCCTTAGGATTAAGGATATATTTGTATCTAATTAGATATTGGTCAGTATCCTCAAATGATGGTGCGTTTGGATTTGCGTCAATAAAGTTTTCTTTATTGTTATATTCGGTTTTGTAAACTTCCCAACCATCGTTTAATAATTCTTCTTCATTCTGTCCTTTATCTAAGAACTTTTCCAAATAGATTTTATCTTCTCCTTCAGGAATGTGAAATTCTTGAGGTTTAACTTTGTTAAAGAACATCCAATTAATTTCAATTGCTGGTTCGTCAACAAGGGAAATACTATCAATTCCAGATAATTCATCATCTTCTTCTATTTTAAGTTCAAAAACTTTGTCTTTTCTTATCATAATATTAAATATATAAAATTATAGAGTTATAATGTACTTAAGTCCTTAAGACGGGCTTGTTTTTCCATTTCACTCTTCATGTCACTTGACACTACATATGTCTTCATAACTAATGGTTGTCTATCTTGTGCCACATTTTGAACACTTGGATTATCAAATCTTGATGACCCCGCTGCTCCTGGCATAAACGATGCTCCACCACCATATTGGTTCATTGCTGACAACATCGGACCAAACATGGATACAGCTCCTCTTGTCATTACTGCCTCACCACCTTCAGCGTTAATCATAACACCACCTGCTGCTGATTTATGAGATGGTCCGTCAATCATACCACCATCACCGTAGTTTCTACCTAATGTATTTCCTTGTTGTTTTCCACCACTACCTCCACTTGCGTTAAATTCAGTTGATTTAATCTTACTGATTTGTACTGCCGTCATGATACCTAACGCCGCTGCGTTTGCTATCTTAACAATCCAATCAAATGGTGAAGGTAAAGTCGATGGTTGAGTTAATATTTGAATAATACCTGATGCTGCCGATAGTGCTGCCGTTGCAATTTGATACTTTTTGTTTTGTTCAAACGCCTTCTTCCTATCCTCCATGGAGTTTTCTGTATTTTGAGATTCAAACTCATAGAAGGCTCCAATTGCACTAGTTAAATTTGCCAGAGAATCCATCATTGCGGTTGCCACACCTGCGTATGCTTGAATTTTTTGATTCTGTAAATCCTTTAAATTTTTTGTATGTTCTCTTTCAATTATCTCTATTTCCGCTGCGTTATCTCCTGCCGCTTTAATTCTTGCCGCGTAAGATAAGTTTTCAGCATCTTCAAGGTCTCTAAACATTTGACCATACAATTTCTTCTCTGTTTCCGCTCTTCTTTCCAATAGTGATGCGATTGTATTAAGTTCGGATACATCAATCATGTTCATGTTCTTGGCGTGTTGTTTTGCTAACGCCTCCATAAATTCATAATTCTGTTCGTTTCCTCTTTTTTGTTCTTCGTATCTTGCGTTCTCAATGTCCCTTAATTTGTCATATGCCTCAGCGGAAACTTGGTACATACCATCATATTCTAATTCAAGATTACTTCTAATATTACCTAATTCTTCTTTGTCTATGGCAAGTATTTTCTCCCATTGTTGTGTTCTTGCCTCTTCTTCTTTATCGTAATTACCATCAGCAAGTTTAAAATCTTTTTCTAATTCTAAAGTTGCTAAATCACGTTTTCTTTGATAAAAATCTTTACTGTTTGAAAGTTCTTCTCTTAAGTTTCTATTTTCTTCATTTATTTTTTGTTGCATTATCCATGCGGCATATTGAAGTTCTTGTTTTCTTTCATTTTCTACCGCCACAGCCATTTCTGCCGCCTGTTTCTCTTTTAATTTTAATTCTGTACCACCAGCAAGTCTTATTTCTTCTAATTCCTTTCTATGTTGTTCTTTTAATGTATTAATTGCGAAAGTGGCTTTTTGAAGATTACGTGCTTCTTCATTTTTAAGAAGTTCGGTACTTAATTCTAATATTTGATTACTTCTCTCAATTATTGCCGCAGTATCTTCTCTTCTGAATTGTCTATCTAATTTTTGTAATTCGGCATTACTTGATGCTTTAATTTTAACTTTTTGATCCTGTAAATATTTAACGTTTTCTTTTTCATCGTTAATTGATTGATTTAATGCTGCTATTGTTTCTGCTCTTCTTTTCCTTTCTTCGTCTGAACCTTGGTTTGCTATGGCTTGAATTTGTTCTTGTAAAGCCATCATTCTAATAATCCTACCATTTGCTCCCTTAATCTCACTATTTGCTAACTCTTCTTCTGTTACCTTTTGTATTTCTAATGTTTGTTTTTGTGTATAACGTTCATTATCAATACCTTTTAATGTATTTTCTTTATCTAATTTTGTTAATTCAATATCTCTATCTCTTTTGATTTTATCATATTTCTTCTGTAATAAATCCTTTTCAATGTAATATAATGCGTCTAATTCAAGTATTTCAGTATTTTTATCGTCTACCGACATTTTCTCATCATCTAATACTGCCTTTCTTTTTTCATTATATTTTTGTTGTAATTCTAATAAACCTCTATAATGTTCAGATAAAAAAGATGAATAATTGTCTAATGTCTTCTTTTGTCTATCTATTGACCTTTCTAATTCAAGAGACATTTGTTTTGCTCCATTATTAACTCCACCAAACGCTGACGCTACAGCATTGATTGCTCCTGCCAATATATTAAGTGCCCCAACAACTACATTTAATATAAAGTCGGTAACTGGTTTTAATGCGTTGAATAAGGCGCCAACTGCGTCTCCTACCGCGGCGAACGCGTTTTGAAGTGGTTTAAATGATTTGGCTGCGTCCATTACTGCCGATACTAAAGTAACCAATAAACCTACTAAGAAACCAACTAAACTGGTTTTTACTATTTTATCGAATGAACTAAATCCTAAACCCAAAGATTTGAACGCTGAAGTTGCGTTTTGTGAAACACTTTCAAATGTTTGTAAACCCTGACCAATCATTCCAATTGGACCAGGTATTTGTGCTAAGGTATCGTCTAAATCTTGAGTACTTCTAACTAATCTTTCTTGAGCATCTCTTAACGATTTAATCTTCTTTTCATTATCTGCGTATTGTTGTGAGTTTTCCTTTCCTTGTTCCTCTAATGCTACTTGTGCTTTAGTTAATTCAGCAATCTGTGCTCTATATGATTTAACATCATTTTCACCATTCTTCAATTCATTATCAAAATCACCAACGGATTTTCTTGCCTCTTTCCATGCCTTATCTGCCGCCTTAATCTCAGCGTTAAGGACCTTATAACGAGGGTCATTTAATGGTAGTGCTTGTAAGTCTTTCTTGGCTTCTTTAACTACCTTATCAAAATCTTTGAATGATATTTTTGCTAGGTCTAATTGTTTACCGTTAACCTTAATATCAAAATTTATATCTTTTGTGGCCATATTCTATTTTTTTTAACAAATTCCTGCTATTGATACATTTGGGAATCCTGTATAACTTAATGTTCCGTCTTTAACACATCCGGTAAGTGTTTGTGAGTATGCCATAATTGTTCCACCCACAGAACTATTTTCACAATCTAAACCACTCCAATAGACTTCGTATCCATTTGAAGTGTTATCAATAATCCATGATGTTGATTCACAAGGTCCTGGTGTTGGAGTTGGAGTTGGTGTTGGAGTTGGTGGTAAACCACTACATGTTGTTCCACAATTGGTTATTGTAAACGATGCTACGTCCGCAAATGGGAAACCTGGTGTAATTGAACTACATATTGCACATTCTGTTATGGTATAAGTTCCTGTTGTGGATACAAATACATAATAATCATCACCATTTGTTTGACTATCATATTTAATCCAACCAGTATCTGTTACGTTTAATGTTGCTCCACTTTGATATACCGTTGGTGTCGGAGTTGGTGTAGGTGGACCTGGTGTCGGTGTTGGCGTAACTGGTGTTGGAGTCGGAGTTACTGGTGGTGTAATAGTACTTATTACAATATTTTGACATATGGGATAGACCGCTCTTTTTCCAATAAATCTAACTTCAAAATAATATGTTCCATTACTAAATTGGGATAAACCAAAGTCTGATGGTAATACAGTAATTCCCGCAATCGTTCCTGAAAAAGATGTTGAACCTGTTGATGAGCTACTTTGTGAATTTATCGTTCTCCATGGTTTAAAATATTCTTGACCTGCCGCCATCATATGAAGTGTGAATATAGATACATTACCACTTTGTCTTAAGAATATTTCAGCATTATTTTTTGACCATGTATAACCTAAACTAAAGGTTAATGCTGAATAACTTATAGTTGTTGCGCTTAAACTAACTACCGTTCCACTTACACTATTTTCATTAATATCATGAATAATCTCTGTATCATATTCAGTTAAATCGTAATTTGGATATACGAAATTTTGATTATCAATTTGTTTTATATACTTTCTTCCCATATTATTAAATATATTTTTTCTCTATATCAGTTCCCAAATTATTCATTATTAACATATATTCTCAGTTCCATCAGAAAATAATCTAATAAAATGATTGGCAGATAAACCTCTATATGTATTAAATTGACCACCAACATATATTCTATCTGTTAAATCATCATTATGTACCCTATAAGTTGTACTATTAAATCCTGTTAATGTGGTTAACGTACTATCTACTGAACCATCTGAATTTAATCTTACTAATCCATTTCTTGTATTTCCATTCCACGTACTAAAAGGTCCTACAACTAATATTTTACCGTCAGGTAGGATGTCAAATGATTCTACCCATGCGTTACTTCCTGTTCCAATATTAAATGATGTGTCTATTGTACCATTACTATTTAATCTTATCAAGTCGTTAACGGATACTCCACTATATTTTGAGAATGTTCCACCAACAATAATCTTATCGTCAGGTTGAACCCTTACAAAGTAGTTTGCGGTATTTGTTGAACCTGAAAAACCTGAACCTGAGTTAAATGATGTATCAAGTGTACCATCACTATTAAACATGATAATATCTCTTGTAGTAACTCCACTATATGAAGTAAAATCACCAACGGCTACTATTTTTCCTGTACTTAAAACATCTACACTATAAATTTCATCTGTTATTGTATTAGGGGATGTTCCAAATGTATTTAATACTGCTCCTGTTGAACTTAATTTATATATATCGGTTGCTGTAGTTCCTGTAATATAATTAAAATCACCAACTACAATCATACTACCATCTGATAATAATCTTATATCGTTAACTCTTTTACCTCCTGTAAAATTTGGAAAATTGGCATTAAAAGTATTATCAACGGAACCATCGGTATTTAATCTTATAATACCCGATATACTATTTCCATTATATCTATTGAATCTTCCACCAACAATAACTTTACCATCAGGTTGAACGATAATTGTACCTACATATGATTTATAACCAGTATCTGTATAACTAAATCCTGTTCCGATATTGAATGAAGTATCTATATTACCAAATCTATTTGTTTTAACAAAGTTTCTTGATGCGTTCCCACTATAACCAGTAAAACTACCACCAACATATACATTTGAACTACTATCAGTTTGTATTGCTAAAACATAATCGGTTGTTCCTGATGGTGAAAATCCTATTCCTAAATCATAACATGTAAACTCTTCATTACTAATAAGATATTCAAAATTATAACTACTTGAATTACCTGTAACTGTAAAAGTTATTCCTGATGTAGAACCAGAAGTTATATAACTTTGTTTTATACCCATATCACCATTCTCATCATCTCTAGTATAATCCAATCTGTTTACAGTTAGATATTCATTTACATTAATTGGTGATCTACTAACCGTAATTGTATCATTAATATCTAAAAAAGTTGAATAAAGATTATCAATATTAGTATATTGTATTTTTGATGTAAGACTATTTTTTGTTACTTGTATATAAGGTGAACCAAAATCATACGGTAATTCATTGAACGTAACCATTAATGAACCAGAACTTAATTGTGGTTGTGTTATTCCCGATAATTGTATAATGTCTCTTTGTGGCATTTTATTTATTAATTTTAATTTATGTTGATGGGTTCATTGTTATATCACCAATATAAAATTCTGATAATCCTTTATATCTAAAATAATTTGAAACATTCCATGAAGTACCTCCATTTGTTGAATATAATACTGTATAAATAAAATTATTAGGGAAAGAAGGTGCTACCTTTCTTTTTATTGCCACATTAATTTTACTACCAGAACCATTTGTTGCTACCACATCAAATCTATCGGTAAAACTATAATTTGTAGAACCGCTTAATATTAAATTAAATGAATCAGCATAATCACTTGATTTATATAATTTACTTTCAGCCATCAAATACCAAAATTGACCAGTTTCATTGATTGCCATTTTGAAAAAGTATAAAGAATATAAATCTTTTATATTTTCTAAAGCCCATGTTGTTCCATAATTAGATGAAACATATAAATAAGAATAATTTAATAATAATCCAATATATTGACCATCACTTGAAATTGAAAATTCATTTATAATTGAAGTACCTGTCATAGATGGAAAGGTCGTTAAGGTTGTCCAAGTTGAACCTGAATTTGTTGATTTTATAACTTTTGAACTTCCCGCTAAATATATTGTACTACCATCTAATGTTAAATTTCCTTTAACATAAGGGTCACTAATACTTGTACCCGTTAAATTATTATAATTAGAACCATAATCAGATGAAAATATAAAATTAGTTGAATCATAAGTAATTAATCTATATTGTCCATTTCTTGACATTGATGTTGTGGCAAAATCGGCAGAACTCATACCATAAGAACCAACCTGTGTAAATGTTGCTCCACTATCACTTGATTGATATATTCTATCATTAGTACTGGTTGCTGTATTATTAGTAGTTACGATTATGTATTTACCTGATGAATCTAATGATAATATATATGGTTCCGTAGTTCCAGTAAATCCATATATATCACTAAAATCTAAACCATTATTAGTGGATTTCATTATACTTTGACCTTCTTGTGGTGTATTTGATAATAAAATTATTTCACCTCCAACTAATGGTGTAGGAGTAGGAGTAGGAGTTGGTGTTGATGTTGGTGTTTGAGTCGGAGTAGGAGTTGGACTTGAAGTAGGCGTTGGAGTTGGAGTAGGTGTAGGAGTTGGAACCAAACATTGACCGTAGTTAATGGATGAGCCAGTCAACACACCCCATGTTGATACTGTACTATAAAATTCTGAACAGTTATTAAATAAGTTTGTACCTTGTCTTGTTGAACCACTATTCATCCAAAAGGTTGGCATGTTATATTGGAAAGGTCCGTACTGTTCATTATATATATAATTGTGTAATGTATCATTACTCCAATCTGATCCTGTTGAGTTGTAAGTATCCTCATCAACCTCATACATACTATAAGGACAATAGACTTCCTGAGAGAAGTTTATTACAAACTTGAATGAAGATGTAAAACCACTTGTTTGACCCGTTAAAGACCCCACAGAGTGATCGTAATATACTGACCAACCATAATTAGTGTCCAGTATATTTGGGTTCGTAAAATCGGTCTTAAATTTGAATGTACAGTTATTTAAACCATCACAATAATCATACATGAAGTATCTTGTTGGATATTGATTAACATCCCCATTAAATTGAATTAATTCAACCTTGGTTAATTCTCTATTAGTTAAATTAAATTCAGATATTTTGGATACAACAAAATATTGTTCATTAATCTTAATTGCGTCTTCAGGTTTTAGATATTTTACATCAGCATAACTTAAATCAAAGTTACCTGTCAATACCCTTGTATTAGGATTATATAAATTAGTAATTCTATTTTGATAGAATGTTGAATATGCGTCGTTTTCTGTATATGTGTTGAATGTTTCTACACCAATTGTATCCGTTGGAAACTCTGAATTAAATAAAAGACATAAACTATCGTTATTAATCTTGTTTTGGTCCGCAAGTCCCATAGGCATTGTATGACTAATCACAGGAATACGGTCAAATTGTGTATATGTTGAACCTGATGTATTAGAAACATATGTATTATATGTCTTATAAAAGTTAGTTGCGTCATAGTTTTCACCCACAATGTCTAAGAATGGATTGAAACAACCCAACCAAAACATCAATTTAGGTTTAGTTTTAACACCTTTATATACCCAACTTACCTTTGAAGTTGTCTGATCTGTCTGTTCACTACTTGAACCAACGTAATTTATACCTAATGGTAGACTAATATTACCATTATTTGTGGTACCAGAGGTATCCCATTTACGAATTATCTCAGGTCCAAATATTGTTTCAATCTTTTTTACATTAGATTTAAATGATGTTGGACCATAAAAATTATTAATACCATATATACGATTGGTATTACCTTTAAATTCTTTATTACCTTCATCATTATCTTCAGCGTCTGTAAATGTTATTTGACTTTCAATAAAGTTTAACGCTGGCTCAACGGTAAATCCTTTGTCAAAACTAATCTTATCAGACCAGTTATGAACTGTACCACTACCTATGAAAAAATCATATGGTTCAATACGAATCACAGATGGTTCATAAGGGTCAGGAACAAGGACTAAATTGAACTTCTTGGCCACAGATGATAGTATGTCTATCTGTTTAATATTTTCGTCTATAACAAAATTAAAATCAACAAAATCACCATCCACAAAATTAACACTACTACCAACAGCCACAGGAAGATACAATAATGGACCACTTGAAGTTGCTGTACTTAAAGATTCACCAGTAAGAAATGTTGAACCCAAATCAAATGTTAAACCTGATGTACCATATGGAATTGTTGAATCAAATGTATAGTTTAGATAATTCATTCTGATATTAATATCATTTGAACAAAAACAAGGGATACCTGTCCCAAGTTTACAAACAATTGCATATTGTTTTTCATTTAAATCTAAAAAGAAAACATCCACACCTTCTAAAGGTAATGTTTGAATTGAATTTACTTTAAATGAGAACTTAGTTGCTTCAGAACTAAAATAACCATACATGTATAAACTCTTCATCCATGGTGTATTGAAAAAGTCTGAGGATATTTGATACCCATGAGTTTTAAATATCAATTGTAATAATCCCCAAACACTTAATGCTGGTTTTAATTGATTATCATAAGGTCCTTGTGTTGGACTATTAATTCTAAATTGTTGAACACCTGCCGCATATGCTGCTGCCAAAGAGGCATAAGAATTAAGGGGAGCTGTTGAAGTATATAATCTCGTTCTTTCAAGTATTGTTCCACCTGAAAAGTTAACAGTATCACCCGTATATAGATACCCATTATGAACAATTGGATAGAAATATAGATATGGTTTTTCACTATTGTTTGCGAAGTTTGTGTAGTTGAACGCCTCTGTAACATTATTTAAACTAAACTCATGGTTAAATTCAAAATCAGAATCAGAAAAATCTAAATCTTTTAATAAATTATTACCAATGGTACCGTATAAATCTGCCACAGTTGAAAATAAAGTAACATCATATTCCACTTTTGAATTAAGAACATTGATTTTATTTAATTTCATGTACCCTGTAAAGTATGGTTCATCATTTATCAATATCCAACATGGTACACGCTTAGTTGCGTTAAAATAATATCCAACAGTATCTACGTTAAAATAACTTTCAAAGAATGTGTTATTTGTTTTTGATGCTGGTAATAAAACTCCTACAGAAAAATCTGAATTTCTTTTTCCTATATCTCCTAACTCTGCAAAAGATTTATTAATTGATAATGGTATACTACTATAAATGTCCAAGGTTAATTGCTCAGTTTGACCTGATATTGAACCTGGAATATTTGTCTGTACTCTTAATGTTGTTTGTTGTTGTGACATATTAGAAACCTCTATTTACGAAAGTTGTCTGTGCTGACTTTAATGTTATTCTATATTTGTTCAACTTTTTATGTTTTTTAGTAATATGATCAACCTCTGTTGATATTACTTGTACTGGTGTTAAATCTTTATATATTTTATCTTGTCTATCCATCGGTGATACGAAGTCACTCTTCATGATATAAACTTGAGGAGATGTAAATAAACCTTCAATCCAATGTGCTTTAGGTAAGTTAAGATATTCACTTTCAAGAACAATCTCATTACTTACGTCTGACGCAAATGTCTTTAAAGAACGACCTACATTTCTATCAGGTGATTGTAAATCCGTTGCGTAGTATCTACTATCATATGTTTGTGCCGCTATTTTACTTGTTTCTTGTCTAAAAGATGTGAATGTGTAATAATCATATCCACCTCTTTGATTCAACCATACCAATCTTGTGTTTTCTGGTTGACAGTTATTGTATAGATAAAAATAAAATATTTCAGATACTGGTCCTAATGGTCCAAGAATTTGTCTATTTGCTTGGTTAGTTGGCCATGCATAACATAATTGTACCTTATAATATGCCACTTGTGACCAGTCTACTGTTGCGAACAAATTGTTTATATCTTTTGGACCACATGGTAATGAGAATATTTCAAGTGTGTTTTCAAAGTCTGTAGGTGATTCATATGTTGTACCACTGAAATTTAATTCTTGGTTAAAATAATCTACTTGATTATTGTTCTCATCATAAAATTCAAATACAGCATAGTCTGCTTCAATTACTTGTCTATCACCTGTTTGTCCATTTAAATAAAATAATACATAATTTTCTTCTTCTTGTATATATTGAATCCTTGGTGCCTCAGTTAAAAACCTTGAGGTCTCTGATTGTTCAGGAACCGTTGGATAGTCCATTAAGAACTGAGACATTGGTGACAATCTTCTATAAACATCAAGTGTGTTAATAGTTGTACCAGTTCCAATTATAGTACCTATTTCTTGATCAAAGTTTGGTAGGAAATACTTCTCATCCATTTGGAATATACCTCCCACATAATTAAAGTATGCCCCCGTATTTGTGAAACCAGATGGAACAAATGATGTATCAGAGTTACATGCTGGAATATCTGTAAAGTGATTTAATGGATTATTTGGTGAGGTAACATATTCATTAACTGTTGTATTACCTGAAATAAATGTATAACCAAACTTATATGCTGCTTTAACAGAATTTGGATATGGATTATTAAGGTTAATTTGAGTTGTTGTATTATACCAATTGTTTAACCAATAGTATTGGTAATGTTCTGACTCAACGTAATTTGACATGTAGTCATATGGTCTTACATTGAAATTATAATAATATGTTGAACCTGATTGTGATACCTGATATGGAATAACAGACATACGACCAACGACATCATTATCTTGATACAAATCAACATTTAATTTCATAGATGACACATAGGTATCACCAGTTAAAACAACTTCATATGTTCCACCTCTTTGGTAAACCATATCAGTACTTCTACGAAGTTGTGTATTATTATTTAAACCGTTACTATATAACGATGGATAACCAAATGTCATATTCCTTCAATTAATTTTACTAAATCATTCATGGTTGCGTCAGCAATCAATTCTGTTATTCTTGGGTCTTTATAAATCTTTTCTACTGATATTTCCCAAAAGTTCTTAGGTTGGTTATAATAACCGAACGCTTTCATACTACGTCTAATCACATATGCCACACTCTTAACATTCTTTTCATTCTTTGGGAGATACCTACCCGTTTTCATATCTCTAATTTTAAAACTTTTTTTGTTCATAATCCACTCCTCAATCACACCCTTTGCCACATTACCAGGTCCTCTATCATTTGCCAACCAATATGCGTATGTGTTAATTAATGGTTTACCACCAGGTCCTGACAATTGAATAACTTGTATCCCTTGCTTATTAGGACCTGTCTTTGCTTTAATACTGTTTCTTAAATTACCTGTGGCCACTCTATTAGTTGTACCTTTTTGATAACGTCCGTATATGTATACCTTATCAGATAAACTTTCCTTGACAATCTCCTCAATAATAGGTGCTAATAAATTTAAGTCCATATTATGATGGGTTTATAATTAAGTATGCTACCGTATCTGCGTCTCCATTATGGTCTGATGTTATACTAAATGTTCCACCACCTTTTGATGTTACACTTACAGTTCCATTTCCACTATTAGTATTTGTTTGTTTGGTTAAGAATATTAAACTTGTTGCTGAAACCAAACTATTTGATACTGTTGCAGTACCAGGGTTTCCACCATTAAGAACAAATGTTCCCATTGTTTTATCTGAACCTGATGCGAATAACACATTACCTGTTACAGCAAATGAACCTGATATAGTTAAAGGTGCACTACCACTCTTAAACATAATTGGTTGACTAGTACTTGGTAACTGTACATTGAAATAATCTTGTGCTTCATCAATACCTTGTAAAGAACCTAATATTAAGTTATTAGAACCTGTTGTGAAACTTGATGCCTTTGCGAGAATTACGTTATTAGAACCTGACCTAATACTGATATTACCAACACCTAACATCAAGTTGTTTGAACCTGTTCTAAAGTTGTTAAAGTTACCACCCATTGTATAGTTGTCAGTTGATCCTGACGTGATACCAAATTGTGTATCTGTCTGGTCCATATTAGATTGACCTAAGAAGAAACCTATTTTTCTTGCTGGGTTAAAGAATAACTGTGGTTGGTTTGTACCATCCGCAATTCTAATCGAACCTGATTCATTATACATTCTCATTGAACCTGAGTGAATAACAAATGTTCTATCTGATGTATTTACGTTTGAACTACTTACTATTGATGTTCCTATTGTTGTTAATGAACCAGATATTATTGTGTTTGAACCACTATCAATTGATAAACCTGTTCTTCTTGTTGATGTTGCGGTACCCGTTCCTACTGCGAAAACTATATCTTGTGATAATGATAATGAACCTGTATCATTAAATCTACCAAAGAATGCTGAACCACCTGCGGTTGTTGATGTATTTGATGCGGACACTGATAAGTTACTACCAAATATTACGGTTGAAGTTAAGTTTGAATTTGATGATGAAACAAATGATGATGATATAATATTATTATTACCACCAATTAAGTTATTGTTAAATGATCTTGCTACGTTTGATGATTGTGAACCTGATACATATATGTTATGACCTGTTCCAACTGCTCCACCCAAAAATGTATTATTATTAAGAGTAACGTTGTTATTAGTAATATTTGAACTACTTACGTGGTTATTAACTGTAATAGGTGAGTTATTAAAGTTACTTGAATAGTTGATTGAACTACTGATATGATTTAATGTAACACTAGTACCATTAATTAAATTTGTTGATATTGATGGTCTTGTGTTTGTTACAAAGTTTTGTGTTGATGTAATACTACCACCATTCAATAAGTTTGCTGCCATAGCTTGAATAGAACCACTATTACTATTAATTGTAATGTTTCCTGCGTTTAATGTATTATTTTGAAAAATTGGATGACCACCCGATAAAGACGATGTGGTAAAGTTCATTAATATATTTGCGTTAGCACCTACATAGTTGTTTGTTGTTTTAGGGAATAATAATGAACCTGTGTTTAAATAAATTCCACCACCATTAGATGTTAATGTATTATCTGAACCTGAAATATAACCTTGTTGGTCTACACCACCACCATTACCTGTGGCTCTTAATTGTGGTAATGATACTATGTTATTTGAACCTGTGATTCTTAATGAACCTGTATAGTTTGCTTGTGTTGCACCAGGTCCACTTGCTGCTGGATTTTCACTCCAACCTTTAATTATATTAACTTGTCCCGCTTGTGAACTTGTTAAATATAATGATGGTTGAACTGTTGTGTTAAGTGATAAATTTAATAAATTACCATCAGCGTATAAAGAACCTGTAACACCAACGTTATTAGTTGTGTTCCATACTGAACCTGTTAGTGCAAATAAACTATCTCCACTTGTACCTGATGTACCTGCGGTTCCACTTGTTCCTGAAGTTCCTGAACTACCACTATCTCCTGAAGTTCCACTTGTTCCCGATGAACCAGCAACACCTGATGTACCACTACTGCCACTACTTCCTGATGTACCTGAACTTCCACTTGTACCTGATGTACCGCTCGTACCTGAACTACCACTACTTCCTGAATCACCACTTGTTCCTGAAGTACCAGACGTTCCATTTGTACCTCCACTAAACGCAACACCATTAACAAGATATTGTCCTGTTATATCTATTGAACCTGTTACGCTCATTGAACCTGAAACATTTATATCATTCTCTGCTACAATATCAATACGTTTAACTGAACCGTAATTATCAACCTTAACATATGTTACATCATTACCCAAGAATATTTGACCACCACTTGCGGTGATGTGTGTATCAGTTGGTGATGTATTATATACTTCCAAATATCTTGCGTCAGATTGATTTGGTTGTAAGAATAAACTTCCTGTACCTTGTATATTAGTTACACCTAATGAACCTGTTACATTTAATTTACCAGTCCATCCATTATGACCAACATTCACATTACCCTCACCACCATCAGCGTTAATATATAATGTTCCACCATTTAATGATGAGAAGTACAACGCACCTGATACATTGTCGGTTGATACAAATGAATTACTTGGGAAAGATAAATTCCCTTCAATTATTTGGCTACCAATAAAAGTGTTTGAACCTGTGGTTGCGAAAGAACCAGTATCAACCGCACTTCCTGTAATTGGTGAACCATTAACAGTGAATGAACCTGAGATGTTTACCTCAGTTAAACTCATCTGTAAAGGTGAATTATCACCGTCACCTGTTTGTACGGTTTGTAGTGTGTTAGTTAAACCATTAGTACTATCGGTCATTTTTAAAAGACCTTGAAATGAACTACTAACGTAAAGATTATTTAATTGACCCATTTTATATTAATATTTTTTTAAACATTATCCCATTGTTCTTTTATTTTTCTCCATAACTCATTAACCTCTTCCCATGTTAAGTTAGGACTAAAGTTGGTTGTTGGAAGAACACATCTATTATAATCAAATTTTTGTTGAACGGAAATATTAAACGACCATCCAGCAAGAGTAGATTCTGTCTCCTCCAACCATGGGTTTAATACTGCGTCCCACTCAACATCGTAATCTGATAAGTACGCTTTAGAATAGAAATCCTTACATATCTCAAGACAATCTGATAAGACCTCAATTTGATTTGATTGGTCTTCCTCTATTTTATCACAAACAATAACATTCCATGTTATGTGATAATGATTCTCATTTAATTTTGTTGTATCAGGTATAAAATATATACGAGGATATTCAGGTTCCTTCTTTGTTATTATATCGTTTGTTAATTGACTACCATCACCGAAACCATAACTTCTTAATTGTTTATGGTTCTCAGCGAATTGTTGCCAATCATCTAATATTTGTATGTAAGATGAAAAAGATTCATCTTGTGGGAAACTAAAAGCTTCCATTGGTAAATTACAAGAGTTGTAATCAAATGGTACGGACAATCTCATGTTTAATGTCCATCCTGCAAGTATTGTTTCAAATCTTTCTGTAAACGGATGTATATCCGGTGCGTAATCACCCACAACAATCTTACTAAAATCACCTTGTTCAGATGTATATGACTGCCAGAATATGGTCCATATATCAGTACATATTTCCAAAGTATCACTCATCACTTCCTTAAGGTTGGATAAATCTTCTTCTACCTTGTCCATTATTATAATTGAAAAACTATAATGGATATTGTTTTGTTTTAACTCAACATTCTCAGGTATAACATACATTCTTGTATATTTTGGTTCCTGTTTGGTAATGACATCGTTGGTTAATTGTTCAAAATCACCCACACCAAATGAATTTATTTGTTCATGATGGTAGGCTATCTGACCAAAATACGATACTAGTTGTTTATAATTTAACATATTCTCTTAATATTAAATATAAAAAGACCAACAATAACCGCTGAAATTATGCGAGATATCCGTTGGCCTTCTTTTGTTGTTTTATTTGTTCTTCGTCCAAACCTATTAAGTAGGTCAATTGATTTAACGCTTCAATAATTTTTTTGTCAAGGATTTTATCGTGTTCATTGATTTTGTTATCTGATAATCTATTAAGGACGACGTACCATCCGAATCTTTTTTCGAAAGTAATTTCCATACTAGACTCCAATTCTTTACTATCCATTTCGTCATCTCCCATTCTCTCCTGATCTTCTGTGTCAAAGATAGACGGGTATAATTGGATAACCTCTTTCCGAAGTTGGTAAAAAAAAACTGTCCACCTAACGCAAACTTGACATCTAATTTCTTTTTGAAGAGTTCCGCCCTATCGTTGAGGGTCTCTTGATTATACTTCTCAATCTTAAAGTTGTGTTTGGATTTGGAACTTATGATTGGTCTATACATGATGGCTGCGATAATATGTAGATAATCCATCACCTCCTCTGGTTTCTTTGTTAATAATGTATCAAGGTCAGCAAACTCACCAAACGTAATTTCCTTATATGATGGTAGATACCCGTACTTAACACCATTCAATTCAAATGTATCTACTAAATTATATGGTGGTCGTGGGACCATGGCGAAGATTGATGTGGATAGAAACTCAACCTTATGATGTTCAGCTTCCAATAAGTCATTCATCGGACAACTGGTTAATAAGTTAATAACCTTTGCGTGAAGATATTCATCCTCAAACAAATCCTTAACTTTAAAAATCTTTACATAATCCTCTATGGATAAATAATCAGGTAAGTTATAATCATTACCGTTAAAATTAAATGTTACATTACTCATATATATATATATATATTTTATCCTACGAAAGTCATTGCGTACCTTCCTGTAGATTTTAAATTCTTTATGTCAAAGTACATTTTCATCATTAGACTATCTGATAAATCGGGAGACTTACCCAATACCTTTTTCATTTCATCCTTTGATTGAACTGCCACTTTATTATCTTTATCAATATCCTTTAACTTAACACTTAATAGTTCCTGTGTCAAGTCGTCTACTATTGTTGGGTCCATTAAATTCAAACTTATCTTTCCTTCCTTTAACATGTCAGATAGTTTAACATAACATTGGGATTTAAGATTGGAGAAGTTTTGGTCATGTAGTGCTTTGGAATTATTCACAAAGTTTACACATCCCCTCAACTGATCTGCCACACCTCCACCAACTCCATCACTATCCACAATTACATGGTTGATATGTATTCCATATTTCTGTATTAGAGTCCTTATTTCAGACGATAAATCTGTGGTTGATAGTTTGGTATAGATTAGTATTTCCGTGACCACCAGTCCCACCCAAATCGTTACTACGGACCTGTCACTACCAAACCTACCAACATCGACTGACATATACTTCTTATCCATTCCATTTGGTGTATCTCTGAACACACTATCCGATATACTATCAAACTCAAACAAACTTCCTGTGTCATCCAAGTAGTCCCAATCACCTTCAAGTAATCTACGTCTTTGTTGTGGTGGTAATTCCTTCAACATTTGTATGTAACTATGGGGAAGGTGAGGATTATCTAATGGAAGACTTGGTATAAATATCTTGTTTTCTTCCAAAATCCCATTAACATGTGGTAAATAAAAGTCTTTCTTAATCCAATTGTTTGCAGGGTTACATGTCATTAATACCTTTGGAATTAGATTATACTCATTTAACTTATAACGTAAACGAGATTTAATAATTGAAAAGGTTAATGAGGTTATCTGTGATGCCTCATCTACGAAGGCTGCCGATATTTCTAATGAACCTAATGAATCCATATTGGGATCACTTGGTTGTTGTTGTAGGTCCTTGAATATAATCTCTGAACCATTATTAAATGTCATTACATTTGATTGTCCGTTGAAGTTATAATGTTCACCAGACTTTAATCCCATAACATTTAATAAATCAAATAACGTATTAAGTGTGGTTAGTTTTAATTGTGTTAATACTGTTCTACCAATCAAACATCTAATCCCTTTATACTGTAAACATAAAGTTGTAATCCATAAACATCCTAACCATGACTTTCCTCCACCTGCTGACCCACCAAATAAAACTATGTTGGTTGAATCGTCATTAAGATATTTCCATGCCTGTGATTGTCTCTTGGTTGGATTAATGTTTATTTCCATATTCGTTTTCTATTCTTGCCTTTGCTATGTTTAGATATTCTTCTTCCTTTTCAATTCCAATAAAATCATATCCACCTCTCATTGCTGCCTTACCTGTTGAACCACTTCCCATAAACGGGTCCATAACCCATCCATCTTTTGGTGTTACGAGTTTGATTAGGTATAACATTAGGTCTGTTGGTTTAACTGTTGGGTGATAATTCTTTTTTGGTATATCAATCCAATTAGGAGTTTCACATACACAATCTTTTTGATTAACCATTTTAGTACCACACTCACTACACATTCTATCTAATCCTCTACCATTCTTTCCACTTGTATATTCTTCAAAATTATCCAACCCTTCATCCCTATCTTTCTTGGATGCCTTGGGACAATAGAAGAAACGACTTGCTCCACCTTTATCGTTATGTGATGTGATTTTACCTGTTCCAAACATTTCACCTGTTGGTATTTTTGTTGTTCTTTTGTCAGGTGTTGATTTACTAATCCCTGATTGTTCATCTAATACTTGTCCTGCCTCTTCGTCAAACATAATGTTTGCAGGCCATCTACCTTCGTTGTTTGGAATCCAATCTTCTGTTCTTTGATAATCTTTATTCCAACTATTACCACCTTCCCTTTCTGTTGATACTGAATGTGGTTTATCATCCTTATATACAATCCTACTCACATCTATATTAATTCCACCCGTTCCCCACTCTAATACATTCTGTGCTACATTACCTTTAAATGGTTTCCTCGCCATAACGATTGGTTCGTGTGATGGTTTTAGTGCGGTTCCCCATCCTTCCCATTTCTCACTATCAGGACTACCAGGTTTTGTTACATCAACATATCCATCACTATCTTTCGTTACAACATTGTCTTTCATAAACCCACCATTAGGTTGTTTATTTCTTACAGTTCCATCTACTCGTTGTATTTTTCTACCAACAACTTCCCTATCATTCCCTTGTAGTTTATCCACCGCCTTACTGATGTTATGAGACTTAGGAAACCCACTACCATAGACCCACATAATTTGGTCTCTAATCTCAAACCCCGCGTCCTCAATCCTTACCGCCATTCTGTGATACGTTCTACTACCACTAAATGATAATAGGTGACCACCAGGTTTTAGAACCCTTAAACATTCTTTCCATACATCAACAGATGGAACATCGTAGTCCCACTTCTTCCCCATAAATGATAAACCATAAGGTGGATCCGTGACAATACTGTCAATTGAGTTATCTTTAAATGTTTTGATTTGTTCTAAACAATCTCCGTGTAGTAGTACTTTCATATATATGTATATAAATTGTCAAAAACGAAACATTACTTCCGTTTAATTTAAATTTTTTTATTCTGTAATATTAATATTAATAGAAATAGTTTCACCATTTGAAGTTAGGTCAACTTTCTTTGGTGCTTCCATTCCTAATATCTTTGTTATGTCTCTTAGAACTTCTGATTCAATCCTTCTATTACCTTGTAGTCTACAACGATTTAAAAGGTCATACAGACGATTTAATTGTTCGGTTAGTATTTCCTCTTGGTTCTGAGTATATCGTTCCTTCAGACGGTTCCTAACATCCTTCCAAACGTTT